TATTCTATAGTCATTTTTTAATTGCCTTTTTAACGACCTTTTTTACCTTTTCAACTTTTGTTTCTAACCCCTCTGATTTTACAGCCTTGTTTTCTTTTACCAATGTTTTTTTTGTTGGCTTGTCTTCTTCTATGATCTCGGCATACCCAAGCATAAACATTGCTTGCCCAATGCTAGTTAGTTTTTGAGACGAATTAATAATTGCCCCTTTTGTAAATGCTATGTTTTCACCATTAACATTAAATTTGCAGTCTTGTAAAATTTTTACTTTCATGGTTAATTTACTCCTAATAATAAAATGGTGGCCTTTTACAGCCACCGATTATATTCCCCTCTATTATAACACTTAATGTTATTAAGCAGTAGGTTTGCTCAAAGCATGGCCTTTGATAGCAACCACACCAATAACAGCACCACTAGTAGTATTAGCTGACACGATACTAGCTCGAACATATCGTTTCTTTCCTACATAACCAACATCTTTGGACAAGTTGTCGTCAGTGTCCGCAGTGAATGATGGTAATCCACCGATAAGGTCTGTAGATGCAACAGTAGCTGCGTCAGACAAGGCAGAATCATCGCCATGCTCGATAACAAGTGTGTAATCACCGTCAGTAACGGTTCCAGTAACCAAGCTAAAAACCAATGATGCAAACCCAGCTGAATCAATAATATTGCCAACAGTTGTGGTGTTTGTAGCAATAGAACCAAAGTTTAGACCAACATCGGTTGAAATTGAACTCTTTAAATCATAATCCATTTTTTAATTCTCCTAGATTACCCCACGATAAAACGTGGGGCATAACAATAATTCTATTAAGCTTTGATTTTTAGCAATGCAAAGGCTTCTGGCATTTGCACTTGACCAGTTAGCCAACGCTTCCAAGTGTATCTAACAATACCTTCCGTATCTTGGCTGTATGGGTTAATCGTCAACTGGGTGCCTTCAAGGTCAAGTATTTGATACCCTGAGAAAAAGTCACCAAGACCAACAACGATGTCACCAGAAGCAGCCAACGCTGATTGCCCCGTCAACCCTGTTACATCAGCCATGTCTGGCATAAGCACATAAGGTGTGCCATCAATCGTATTTGGCCCATCACTATTTTGTTTCCAAAACAATCCGTTTCCACCAGTCTCTAATTCTAGTCTTAACTTAACGTAAGTTTTTTGACTCATGAAGTAAACAGCACCAGCATGGTAGGGTTTTTTCAAAGACCCTTTCAGATCAACAACATCTGTAAATGAAAGTTTATTAGCTGTAGCGGTTTCATACACAGGCACTTTGTCCGATTTTAATACACCTTTTGGCATTTTTACTCCATTACCATTTAAAAAGCCATTGCCTTCCCCAGCGATAAAACCACGAACAACCTTTTTTTCCATGTGAGCCACAATATCAGCTGGAGTAAATTTTATTTGCTCTTCTGTTAGCTTTACGAAAGAACGCTGACTATATACGGTAACAGTTTCCTGCTCAGCGTCAAGACCAACTTGTTGCGCCGGCTCTGTTTCACCCTCGAATGGTGCGTATGGGGATTCGCCGTCAATAACGATAGAAAGGCTTTTAGTAGTTACTGTTGAAGTGTCGGAAAGTCGCCGAATATCACTTACCTCAGTAATCTTTGAACGGATTCTCTCATCAAGTGCGTCAGGAACTAAAAAACCGCCACTAGCACCAACATCTGTTCGCAACAATGACTTCTGCTCGGCATTTAAGTGTTGATCCCACGACAACCCATTTTTCATAGCCAAGTTCAAAGCCTTATACTCTGGCGAGTCTTTATAACAAGAATTCTCTATTGACTTCTGCGAAACAGCTAATTCCAAAGTTTCTAAACGCTCTTGAGCCGCTTTTAATTCCTTGGCAGTCTCGGCAGCACTTAAGGTCAATTCTTTATTTTTCGCTTCAAACTCCATAATATCCGAGAAGATAGCGTCAATCTTAGACTTTTGCTCGCCTGTCGCACCCTCAATGTTCTTTAAACCTTTTAAAACCTCACTAAGTTCAGCATTAGCTCCTTGCTCGGTAGTTTTTACTTCTACACTCATTTTTTACACTCCTGTAATTATCTAATAAAACAATAAATAAATTGATTATGCTCTATTCATTGCGATAGATAACTCATTCCGAGCGTTGACAAATCTATGATATTTAATATATCACAGTTTTTTGTCAATATTTTAAATTAATAAGTTTTTTTCATCATGTCAAATGGGTCAATAATATCAAACACAGCGTCTTTTATATTATCACCAGTGTTTGTATTCCCATTTTCAGAAGGCTTACCCACAGCATCCTTAATAACAGATGCTGGAATTTGCAAAATATGCCCAGGCAGGTCAAATATTCCCATTTTTAATCCTTTATTTTTTCTTGTATATTTTGTAAACTTGATTTTATTTCTGACAACAAAGTTTCTGCTGCTTTCTTTTCAGCGTCAATAATTTTGTCGGCAATATCTTTTTTGTCTTGAATTTTCTTGACACAGGCTAAAAATGCAGTCGCTTCTTGGTTGCTTAATCCGTATGCTTTTAAAAAGTCAGATGCATCCTTGATATGACCAAATTGCTCAAACTGCTGAACCATGTTTTTTTGCAAGGGGCTATCAATGCCATCAATCTTTTCATAATACTTGTTAATTGACTCCACGGCCATGCTAATATCATCAATGCCATCTACTGACTTGCGCCCTTTAATTGCTGCACTAGCCAAAAACAACGCCTTGGGGATTATTTGTAATTCACCGTCAACAATATCGGCAATCTGGTACGCCCCTTCTTGTTTTTTCTCGTCATAGAACAAGAACGCTGTTTTTTGTTGATCTATTGACAATCCCTTTTGAACACGCTCCAATGCTTCAGACGGTACCCATGCATATTCTTTTTCATAAACAGGCAAGTTGTCTTGAAATGGTGTAAATGCTTTACTTGTAATAGCTGCTTCTGGGTTCATGGGTATAGTAACCAATGATACCTCATACAAATCAACAGACTTAATCATTCGTACATTAGACCCATTGTATTTTTCATAATCAGCGTCTTTAATTGAAAAACCAATAGACATGTCATTGATAGACCCTACTTTCATTTGTGGGATAACACGCTCAGCAACAAATTTATCATCCCTTGGCATTTTCCCTTTAACGTAAAGGCCTTTCTCGTCCTCATACGCATCAACAAATACCCCTAATGGTTCAGACATTTTGTGTTGCCATAACAACTTAGGCATTTGCCCTTTTAAACTTTCAACAAACGCCCCTTTTACTACAACATCATTCCCACGGTCGATATTCCCAAATGTTGACCCATAACCTTCAAAATAAAAATAATCAGGATCATCATTGTTAAACTCTTTTATTTCAAACGACAGATTTTTATATTCTAAGTTTTTATTTTCCATTTTCACTCCATTATACACCATATAGACTACTACACCGACAATTTATGATATTTCCAAGCGATGCCCCCATGCTTGTATCGCTGGGATACATCAAATATTCACCATTGACAATATACGGATCATTCATGTTTTGTGTTTGCCCATCAGCCATTGCATGCCCCCCTCGTGTTCGATCATCTAAGATAGCTGCCCATTCTTTCTTGACATCAGGGTTCCCAGTAACAACGCCATCATTAATACTGCTAGGATCAACGTTACCATTCCTAGATATTACCGCTGCTTCAATGTTTTTAGACCGCTCAGCCATAAACTGGGTTTCTGTTAATGCTATCATGGCATACCTTGCTTTAAACGCTCTACCCAAACCTTTATTTATTTCATCATGAACCTTAGTCCCAGATTCTTTTGCCTTTTTTGTTGCTTTGGCAGCAGTGTCTTTAATGTTGTCATTGGTAGTTTCTACTAATTGCAATGCTCGGCGTTGTATAACCGTTTCAACAAACGCTAATGCAATTAATACAGACGTAGCCTTTATTTTTTCGTCTTCCTCTTCTTGCTCCTGTTTATACTCAATTCCTTTAGCTTCCAAACTTTTTCTATACGAATACTTGCCCTCATTGATAAAATTGCGTATAACACGCTTATAATGCCTTTCAAGTAGCGTTTCTGTTTGTTTTTGATATACATCTGCGTTAATTAATAAACCAGTGGCTGTATAAAATGAAACAACGTCTTTCCTAATCTCGTTAAAATACGATACTAGATCACGGCTAAATGTTTTTTCTAGCGCAAGTTTAAGCGTTAAGTTTCGCTTTGCTCTTTTATTTCTTTCCGATGTAGTCATTCCATAAATTGTTTAGGTAGTCTTCCGAATATTCACCACTTAAAGACTTTATTTGATCTATCCATTGGTTTTTTGCGCCTTGATCTTGGTAGGGGTCTTGGCTGATTGGTATTTCAGACATAGGCCGGTATACTTCATCCCCATGATCTGGTAATCGCTGGTATCCTAATCTACTTCTCATTTCGTTTACGGTAAGGACGTTTGCTAGTTTAAGCATACGGACTTCCTCGGCTTCTCTTAGTTTCATTGCAGAAACTTTTGAAGCGTCACATACAATTCGGTGTTCTTTTTTTAAAAGCCCCCTGCTTATAAACGATTCGGATATTCCGTCAAAAATTGCGTTGAATGTTGGGAATACTGCGTTTTCGTACAAAGCATATAGGGCTGTTTGATAGTTATTGTAAGTTTGTGAACCTGAATTCACCAACGGTTCTGGTATATCATATCGTTGATAAATTGCCATTTTAGATTGTTCTTTATTCTCATTAGCCTGCATATCCCTATTACTTCGATTGCTATGCATGTGAAAGGCCACGTCTTTAGAGTTTATCGCCATCATGCGCCCCTCATTTTGTGCGCCTGCATAGTAATTACTTAAATCTTTTTTAAACATTTCAAATTCTGCTGTATTATTAAAGTGCGTTTGAATAATACCAGCCCCAGAATATCCCCTGTCCAAATAAGTAGCAACTTGTAATAGGGATTTTTCAACAATTTGAGCATCTTGGGCTAGGGCTAATAGTTTTGATGTTGCTTTTGTTTCATTTTGCCCCAAATAACCCTTTATGTGAATTAATTCCCCTAATCCGTTAGCCCCCACAATTCGCCCATCGTTTTCATTGTGTCTTTGCAAATACATGCCATTGATTGATGAATAAAACCCTGTATTGTTTACTGTGTAATTTCGAACCCCTTCTGTTTCTGTGATTGTAACTGATCTATCACAGACTGGTGTTATGTACTTAGATTTATAATTTGTATTATTTGATAAATGGACGTAGGCGTTGTTATATATCAAGAAATCTGTTGCTATTTGCATCATAAACTCTGCGTATCGTTGCACAGAGTTCGGTTTTCTTAATATTTCGTATATATTACTACCTTCATTCACAACAACCCCATTTCGGTCAACAATAACTGGTTGTAATTGCGATACTTTTTCCGCAATCATATCAACGGCATGACCGATTGGGGCAACATTTTTGTATAACGAATACCCATCCTGCCTACCGCCTTTCAAAAGATAAGAGAATATGCTTTCATTGTTGCCGGTGGTTCGTGAAGTAGGGGAAGCTGATTTTTTAAATGGATTTAATTTTTTAATTGGGTCAGTAAAAAAAGACACGGTTTACTCTATAAAGATTTACTATATTCAATGCTTAGGTCGCCATTCGTAGGATTATAGCCAGCAACCACGTTTTTAAAACCAATTTTAACCTTGCTGCCTTCATATTTTATAACAACGTCCTTCAATTCCCCCTTGCTAATTGAGGTTACTGCATCAGCAGCGTATTCAATGGCTTTTGCATCGGCTTGACCATTTAGTTTAGCAACTTTATCAACTTGCTTGGCCAAATAGACAGCTATTGCGTCATCTTTAGTTGTTTTGGTCATTTTTGAAAATAACTCTAGCGCAACAAGGGCTTTTTTAGTGTATGCAATCCCCATATTTCTATTTTCTTTAACAACCAACCATAAAATCAATGCTTTAAGCCACAAAAAGATAGTTTTCATTCTTTTCACTCCTGTTATATTTTAATAACAACAGTGTAACATTTTAAA